TATCAAGTTTACTAACTTAGCAGAAGAAAAATTTACTTACAATGGAATGTGTTACAATGTTTATAATGTAATTTATAGCCAACCAGCCAATTCATCTACAAACATTCCGTTAAACACAAGCACAAACTTAAAAAATATTGCGCAATATCATGGTGTTAGTGGACTTCAGTAATTTCGTAATTTCGTAATTTCGTAATTTCACAAAGGGAAAGAATGGCATTTAATTTACAACAATCTAGGAAACCAGAATACAAATTAAATGAAAAATTAATTAATGAAAGTATTCAAATTTATGGTGTTCCGACTAAATATTTGTACTCATCAAAAAACAACAAAGACTTAGTATTTAAAGATTTTAGCCATTTTTCCTTAAGTGATACTGATTTTAAAGAAGTTTATATTCTTCCTGAAAATACAGAAAATTGGGACGGTGATTTTAGTTTCAATAATTTCGGTCTTTACAGTAATTTAACACAAAGATTTTATATTTCGAAAAAGAGTGTTATTGAATTATACCCTGAATTAGAGGGTACAGATAGTATTACAGATGTAGCTAAATTTAGGTCAAAATTTATTAATACTTTAATGATACTTCCATCAGAAACAATTCTTGAAATTACTGATATGGCTTCGTTATCAGAAGGTGTTAATAATTTGTGGGCTTTCGGTGATGGTCCTAGTGTTTATGTTTTAAGTACTAAAGTTTATGATAATAATATTGCTGATCAAAATATTAGAGATATTAATACAACAATCACCATAGAAGAAACAGGTACACCAAAAACGGAAGACAACACGATTTTCGAACACGACGAAATTGTTGACACCAATTCGTTAGATTCTTTTTTAGATAGTATTGCTCAAGATACAGAAATTAAGGATGCAATTTCTGAAACAGGTGATGATAAAGGTTTAAAACCAAATTCTAATGATACTGTTTTCGGAACATTAGGATAAAAGCTAAAGGACATAATTTGATTAATTATGAAAAACTAAATCAAGATACACCTAAATTAACTGCACTAGATAGACGTTATTTCAATACAACAAAAAACTATACTTTAGCTATTTTGAACGCTTTTGATAAAGTACAGTACTATGTTCAAGAAAGAGACGAAAACGATAATTACGTAGTTGATAAACTTTATACTGTTCCTATTACTTTCGGTAATTATGAAAAAAGTGTAGTTCTTGAAGATATTAATGAATCAGATATTAGGGCCGGTAATGTTAATATTGTACCACGTTTAGTACTTTCCTTTGACGGTATGACAAAAGTACCCGAAAGAACCACCCAAAAATTTCAAAAATTCACCAAAAGAATAAAAATTGGTGAAATTGCTAATTATAACAATTTAATCGATGTAACAAAATACGACCCAGATAAAACTGTTCTTGATTTAAGTTATAATAGTATTCCTTACGATTACAATTTTACATTACTTTTACAAGCAAGAGGATTATCTAGTGCTACGCAAATTACTGAAACTATTTTAGCATTTTTTAACCCAAGTTATCAATTAAATATTAAAGAATTTCCGTTATTTCCAGGTTATACAACAACTCAGCTTTTACTTAACGGTGATCCAGAATTTGAAATTGTTGACGAATTTGAAGATACACAGGTTAATATTATTAATGTTACCTTTTCTTTAACATTAAGAGGAAATATTTATCGTAATTTAAGTTATCAAGCACCTATCGAAGTCGTAAGCATGTTTGTACATGTTTGGGACAATTGGAATTATCAGGAATCTAAATTATCAAGTTACTTTAAATTTGATGTTGACTCTAACAATACACACAAAATTTACAAAGAAACAAAACGTGTTTATAATGGTACTATGAAGTACGATGAAAATGTAACTTTACCTGAAGAAGAAATGGCAGAACTAAGACCAGATTATGATCCACCAGAAATCATAACAGAATTCGATATTGAAAATACAGGAAAGGAAAATAATGAATAAAAAAGAACTTAAAAAACATTTTAGCGAAGATTTTATTAAAGTAAAAAGTGCTATTTTAGGTATTATCCAAAATAGCAACATTATCGCTACCGGTATTGCGGAGGATTTAGCTCAGGGTGATTTCAGTAGTATAGAAGAATACAATTTATTAATTAAAAGCATTAATGATGCAACTAAAAATTTTAATGAATTATACCAAAATGCACCAAAAATCATAAGTAGTATAGATAAAGAAATAAAAGATGAAAAAAAGAACATGAAATTAGAAGACATTATTGACGATTAGAGGAAAATATGATTACCAATGAAAAAAAATTAAGTTTAGGTAAAAAACTAAAAGAAAATAAATTAACACCTGAACAAAAAACAGAAATACGTAATTTATTATGGTATGATGATGATTTTATTATGTACTGTAAAAATAAAAAAGACTGGACACATGAAGAACACGATAATTTATTAAGTATTCTTGAAATACCAAAAAACGAATCAGGTTATTATGTTGATAAATTCGGAGAAAAGGTTTCATACAATGGTATTAGAACATTAAAAAGAAGTCACACACAATTAGAACTAAGTGAAATACATAAAAACGAAATCCAAAAATGTAAAGATGATATTTTTTATTTTAGGAATTATTATAACTTTATTATTACTAAAAATGGATTAAAAAGACCTGAATTTAGACAATACCAAAATCAATTAATTAATTCTTTAATTAAATTAAAAGATACAGTTATTTTGTATCCGAGACAATCAGGTAAAACTATTACTGCAAGTGTTTATTTGTTGTGGAGAGCATTAACTAAAGAAAACATTAATATTGGTATTGTTGCAAATAAAGGTCCTACTGCTGCAGAGGTATTAGATAAAATCAAAAAAATCTTTATTGAAATGCCTATTTGGTTACAGTTAGGAATAGAAGTATGGAATAAAGGAAATGTTGAATTTGATAACGGTGTAAGGATACTAACAGATAGTCCTAGTTCTGATTCATTTCGTGGTTATACTATTAATATTCTTTACATTGACGAACTTGCTTACATTCCTAAAAAAGATTATGACGAGTTCAGTGATTCTGTTTTCCCAACAATGAACTCGTTAAGTTTTAGACAATTTATTGCAACCAGTACCGCTAATGGTATGAATCACTTCGCAGAATTAGTCAAAAAAGCAAAACAACCAGATACTGAATATGAGTATGTTGAATGTAGCTGGACAGAAGTCCCGAGATATGATAAAAATGGACAAAGAATACCTCCTGAAAAATACAAAGAACAAACAATCAAAAAACACGGTTTACAATACTTCCTTCAAACGGAAGCCTGCGAATTTCTTGGGTCTTCGAGTACATTAGTTTCTGGTGAAGCCTTAAAAAGGATACAAGAACACACACAAAACGTTCAACTGTTACCTTCTTTGTTTAAAGGACTAAATGTTTACAAAAAACCTGAAAAAAACCATGTTTATATAATGAGTGTTGACTCTAGTAAAGATGGAATTGATGATTTTAGTATTAATGTAATTGATGTAACAAAATTTCCTTTTGAACAAGTAGCTGACGCGAATTTACAGGTTGATTATATTGTTATGCCTGAATATTTAGTTGAGTTAGGTGAATTTTACAATAATGCTTTATGTGTAATTGAAAATAATGAAGGATCGGGACAAAGTATTGCTGACGCTATGTGGAACATTTATAGTTATCCTAATATGTACAAAGATAAAAAATTAGAAGGACAAGTAGGCTTTAAAAAATATCCTGGTTTTAGAACAACACCAAAAACAAGAAGTCAAATACTTGGTTTATTAAAAGTTTTTATTGAAGAAAATAAATTAATCATTAATTCAAAAATAACTCTTTCACAACTTTATACATTTACAAAAAATGATAACGATAAATACATAGCTGAAGACGGTTACAAAGACGATAACATTATGAGCTTAGCGATCGCTTTTGCTCCATTTAAGGAAATCAAGCAATACGATAACTATGAATTATTTATTGATAACCTAAGAAAAAATGTAAATGAAATACCAGAAACACACGTAACTGAATACATTTCAGCTTTAGATTTTGGTTTTAATGATACTGATGAGACACAAACAACAAGTTTTGAACAAGCAAAGAAAATGATTCAAGACACCAATGTAGAAGAAATTTATGGTGTAGCAGAATCAAATTCTGTTTATGAAGGTATTGTTTAATTTTTTTTTTTTAATTATA